GTTTTTTTTCGTTATTTTTTATTTTTGGACCCCTCGAATCAAAAATTTTTTGACAAAAGTATGATTAAAACTGTTTTTTTTGAAACAGGGGTGTCAAAAATAAAAAATAACGAAAAAAAACCTCCCTCCCTTACTCAAAATTTTATAAGGTAAAATTTAGAATTATACAAATTATACCTAAATTATCGATTCATTTTTATTTTTATATATATTTTATAAAAATAAACTTGCGTAAGTCTGGATAATTATGCGAATGTATTGTATAAATCTCTGAGTTCTTCTTCATCTGACTCGTACATATTAAATTCACTTTCTGTGTCGCTTTTATCGCTTGTATCGCTTGTATCGCTTTTAGAACTTTCTACATTACTTTCTTTATCAAAATTATTATCACGTACAGTTGTTGTATCTATATATGGTTTTTCTTCTTTATTTTTTTCATCTAACGTATTTTGGTCCATTTCCTTAAATAATAAAGATAATGGACTTAACTCTTCAGAAGTTTTTGCTTTTTTATCATCAAAAATATCATATGAATCAGACAATTTTCGTTTTGTTGGAATAATTTCTTCTTCTGTGCTATGATAAGATGCCTCTGTATCAGAATCTACATCTATGTCAGATTTAAACTCCTCCATAAATTCATTTACTGTTTTGAAAAAAATATCATTAAAATATTGAAATTTATGATAAGATATTAACTCTTCAAATATTTTATCAATCATACTTTTATCTTTTTCATGAGTAAGTTCTAACAAGTATTGCTGTGTTAATGATTGAATTCTATTTGATATATGTATCTTTTCATCTGGAGATAAGTTTAAGTGATATTTAAAATTAGGTAATGTTTTAGTATTAATATTATGCGTAGTTTGTTCTAATAAAGAAATATATCTTTTCATATAAATATCTAAATCCACTGGACTAAAATGATGGTTAAAATAATTAATGATATATTCTGGACTAAAATAGAGATTGTTTATTCTAGTATTTATAAATAACAAACTCCATGCTAAACAATGACCACTACCAGGATTAATTAAACTTTGCTGTCCCTGTAAACCTATAGGACAACTATTTTGAACATTTTTATAAATATATAATTTAGAACGTATAGGGAATAATCTAGATAGTAAAATTTTTATATGATTTTCAATATTATATGGCTTGGGTACATGAAATCCTCTAAACACGCTACCATGAGGTTCAAAAAATTCTATAGTTTTGTATAAATTATCTACTATAACAACATTTGAATGAGCATCTTTATATGTTAAATTTAATCTAATAGGTATCACATAGAATCGTATAGAAGGATTGTTTTTACATTTATTAATAGACGTTAATAGAATGTTTGGTATTTTATATAAGAAATCTACAAAATCAATAGTTATAAAATAATCAGTATAAAATACTGATTTTAAAAGGCAAATTTTATTACCATAATGTTGAAATGAATCAACTATAATTTTATCGAGATATTTAGAGAATATATCTTCTCGTAAATAAATAGATTCAGATGGTTCTACTAATTTTAAGTTTGGAAGAATCATATTATCATTAACATCAATTATATAGTCTGTAGATGTATTTTCTAGTGTCCTAAGGTATTCTATTTTAGTTTGTTTAAATAATAAATCAAATATATCATTTGATGGAAGTGTTTTATCCATATTCTTATATTAAAACAATAAATTAAATTTTAATATAATCACTTGTTAAAAAATTCTTCAACTGTTTTAAAATATAGGTTATGAAAAAAATCAAATTTACTATATTTAATAAATTCCTTAAAAATTTTGTTAACTTCATTAAATGGTAATCCGCTATATAAATATATATTCGTATCTAAATTATCAAAGTATTCTTTAGTTTTAGTTTTTATAAGTTCCTTTACATATTGTTCTTCTTTAGGATTCAGATTAAAATTTATATATGCATCTTTATAAAATTTTTTAGTATTTTTTGTTTGTTTATCTATTAAAGTAATATATTGACGTATGTATGTATCGAGTTTTTCAGGTTTAAAACTATCAAAATATTCTATTATCTTGGATGTACTTAAATCTAGGTTATACAATCTAACATGAATAAAGAATAGGGTCCATGCTACACAATGACCAGTGCTTCTATCAAGTTTAGATTGTTTTGTTTGAAACCCTATGGGACATTTATAATGTACATTTTTAAATCTAAAATGAGTTCTTCTTGATAAAATATGACTAATTAAATTACGAATATGGTATTCTAAATCATAAAATATATCTTTTGATAAAAATCTTGAACCATGTGGCTCATACATTTCAATAGTTTTAGTTTTATTGTCAACGATAATTACATTTGCATGGGAGTCAACTTCATTAAATTTAAATACTATAGGTAAAACATAAAATCGTATATGTCTATTTGTTTTACATTCATGTAATTTATCAGATATATGGTTAGGTACAATGTATGAAAATGTATTAAAATCAATAGTTATATAATAATCTGATATAAAATGTGAATAAAGAGTACAAGTTCCTAATTCTGGGTGTAAGGATGTTAAATCTTCAAGAAAAATTTTATCCATATATTTAGCAAATTTATCAAGACTTAATTTAGAGGCAGATGATAATTCTAATCCTTGAAAATTAGGTAATAATATTCCTGATTCAGTAAACGTTCTTTCCATTGATATAATTAACAAACAAAAAAATGAATTTAAATTCTTTTGTATTAATATACAGAGAATATCGAAAATGAATCAAGAGAAATATACAGAGTACTGTGAACTTATTTCTTTGTATAAGAAATATGATATTAAAGAATCGAATGACAATAAATTGCACGTATACATTTCAAAGGCTGAAAGACTTCTTACAGATGAATATAAATATGGTAGTAGTTGGTTAGATTTATATTTCCTAGACAAATATCTTAATAAATGCGAAGAATTAGTACAAGATATTGAGTTTTAAATAAATGAAAAATAACAAATATTAAAATTATATTATAATATGAAATATGATAATATAGATATTGAAGATTATAACAAATCAATTATAGATGACAATAAAAAATTAAAACTATGTCATTGTGGTAAGAAATATATTTCATGGAATTTTAATCAACATACAAAAACAAAACATCATATACAATATAAACAATCAAATAAAGAGTGTTACTTTTACGATAATATACAATATAAAATGTTTGATTATATATCACTATGTAAAAATCCTAGTTGCGAATTTTTTGGATTAAAAGATAAATGTTCTAAAGAGCATTATAAAAGTAATATAGATGTAATTATATTAGATGATAAAATCGATAATGACACAAAAGTTTTTCATAAATAATTATTCCGATTCTTCTATTGCTTCTAGTGCATCTCCTTGACGATTGACAATAATTTTTAATTTTCTTGTTTTGGCAAACTTCTTACGAAGTTTATCAACTTCTTCCTTTTCTTCGTCACGTTGTGTATCGTACTTTTCATTATAATGTAAATCATGATATTTCCAAATTTTAGGATGTCCAACTCTAAATGGGTCATGTTTATTTGCTTTGTACCAAAAAATTTGGTCTCTTAAATCAGTACTATTTCCAGATGTTTTAATAACTAAACATTCATGATTTTGTGTACATGAATCTAATATATTACAAAAATGGTCAAAGCTTGGAATCATACCAGCATAATCATCATATATTTTTTTACGATTTTTAATACTAGGTTCATTAAAGACAAATACGTAATCAATATTACTACGTAAAGCAGGAGGAATACCTAATGGATATTGCATAGTTAAAATAAAGAAGATATTATAATGACGGCCATTGAAAAAAATACTCTGAATTGTTTTTTCTTTTTTCCATGCTGCTGCATCGTGTAACATGTCATCTAAAACAACAAATGCTCTATTAGATGGTGTGAGACCATCTGTATCAGCATGTCCATTATTTCTAGCTTTTTTAACTTTATGAGATTGTTTTGTTAACATAGTTTCTATTAATTCTGGGTCATATTCTGAATGAATAAATGAATCAGGTATGAAATCTCCAAAGAATGGATTAGCTTCTTCAGTACCAGAAAAAATTAATCCTAGGGGGATTTCTTTATGATGGTAAAAGATATCTCTTACAAGCCAACTATTATGAGTGACTATAAAATTACCTAGAACAAAACGATGATTACCATCTAATTCTATTCCATAATAATATCCTTCACCTACTTCTTCAACTGATATTTGACTAACTAATGTATCAACTCGCGTCTTTCTAGGATTAGCTTGTTTTCTTGGTATTAATGTTGGAATTTCTTCTATTCCCTTACCGTTAATGTTAATTCTGAAGGCTTCTCCATGTTTTGTTTCGCCATTATGTATCCATGATGTTTTTTTAATATATTTAGTTGCTGAGAATCCTAAACTACGTGCTAAATATATTATATCATCAATAAGTCTCTCATGTTTAATACATTGTGTAATTTCAAAATCAGATCTTTTACCTAAATGTCCATCTGCGTCAATAAAACCGGCTAATAATTTAAGACGATTTGTGCGAGAATTACACTTGTAAATCATTGGAATATGTTTTTCTTTGGTTAGATTTAATTGCCTTAAAGTATTAAGGAATATGTTGTTATTATTTTTATAACCTTTTATTTTTTCACCATTTATACCGTAACAATAATTACTAGATTTTCTATATTGTAAATAACAATTTATACTTGGAAGATTTTTAGCAAAATAGTGTAATACAGTTGAATCTTGAGATGTTATAACTGCTTCTTCTGAATTTCCGTCACCCAACCAATAACCAATCATATATGGGTCTATTGGTAATTCTTTTTCTGGAAATTCAACTGGAGTCTGGTATCCTAATAAATTTTTACGGTATTTTTTTGATAACTTTAAAAAATTTTTAATAGGAATATCTACAACACGGTCATCGATTAATTCATCTAAAAACTTTGTAGCTTCTAAATAAACTGTTTGTTTATCTTTATTTTTATAAGAGAATGTTTTATATTTTAGTTTATATTGTGTTTTATCAAACCACGTTACTTGGTAACTACTTCGGTCTTTTCTATCTCTCATATTTTTCTTACCAGTATAAATTAACGATAAAATATGATGACTATTAACTGTATAACTTTCTCCTTTACGATTTGTTACTTTATACATTGTGTCAGTTCCATTATGTGTTTCTAAAACGATTCTGGGTGTTGAATCATCTCCCATAACAAGCTCTCCTACCTTTATATCTTCTACATTTTTAATCTCGCCATCATACATTAATACCCTTTCTCCTTTAAGTAGGCATTTTCCACTTCTTCGCCTTCCTAATAACAATACTGTAGCATTTGGTACCATACTTTTTATTTTAAACTTTCTTAGCGATAATCTTTCAAATTCATTCATGTTTTCTTATATAATATCATTAACAAATAAATAAAATTTACCGCGTGTGCGTACATATATAAAAATGATTAACTTGATAAATAGTAATGAATGAGTTACATAAGACTGTACACTTTAATGATGAAGTAATAATAATAGAGTATGATGTTAATGATAGAATATGTAAAAAGGATAATTTTTTAAAACAGATAATAAAAACAGTGACAAATTTTTTTAAAAGAAAACATTTTTAGGGTACGATTATTATAAAAATAATTTTTATTGACATATATTAAGGTTAAATAATGTCGGATATTTATGATGGTGATATATCCAGTAATATTAAAAGTGACAGTAGCTATAGTAGTGACAGTAGTGACAGTGATATAGAGACATATACTGATAGTGATGCATCAAGTCATATGATTGGTTCAATACGTAAAAAAATTAAACGTCAAATATATGACGAATTAAATAATTATGGTGATGATGAAATGGATGTAGATGATACCCAAGACACAGTTGTAAGTGAAATAGAAGGTGAAATAGAAAGTGAAGAGTTGTTTATTGACAATTTAGAATGCGTTGAGTCATGTGATTGTCCAGATATCGATTTTGTTGAAGACGAGTCTGATTATGAAATTATTAATGAATCTAAATGTGTACCTATTAAAAACAGATATAGAAAACAAACATGGTATGAGTATTTTCGCAAGGTATATATGGTAACAGTGATATTAATAATTAGTATAGTTGTTTATTTTTACTATTCTTATAGTAGAAGAAAGGAGAATATAGTATCGAAATTATAATAAATTAAATTATTATGTTATAGTATATGACAGATATTACAGATATTATAGAAAATAAGAGTTTAATAGCAACATTACTTGTTGTTATGTTTTTATTATCTGGTGTTAACAAATTTTCGGGCTTTAATAGTGTAGTTGAAAGTTTAAAACAAAAGCTTCAATTTGATATGTCAAATGAGTTATATAATCTAGCTATTGTAATAGTTATATTAATAGAGATTATTGCTCCTCTTGTTATTGTTTATTACACATTCACTGGAAATTATAAAGAACAAGCATATTATAGTGTTGTTGCATTAATTGTTTTTACAATATTAGCTACATTTATATATCATTTTCCAGATTTTAGTAATTATAAAAAGTCGATACCGTTTTGGGCTAATATATCATTATTGGGTGGATTACTATTATTGGCTAAAATGGTTAAAACTTAATACGTTACTCCATAAAAATTAAAATAATATCTATTGTTAATGATACTAACAATAGATGTTGGTTTGAGGAACTTAGCAATGTGTATTATGAGTGCTGGTAATAAACAAGACATATCTACTTATAAAATTCATTTATGGGATACGTATAATACATTAGATATAGATGATTACACGTGTAATGGTATACAAAAAAATGGGAAGGTATGTGGTAAAAAATGCGGGTTTAAATATTTAAAAGATAATAATCAATTACATTGTTGTAAAACTCATTTCCCCAAGGATTTAATGAATGGTAAACAAATAGATAAAAAGTATATATTTAAGAAAAAAGCTGTCAATGACTATTTACTTCAAGATATTGCTAAAATAGTTTTAACAAGAGTACAATATATATACGATACACATATAGATATATTTAATCAAGTAACACAAGTATTAATTGAACTACAACCTAAAGTTAATCAAAAGATGAAATTTACATCTCATATTTTATATGGTAAATTAGTAGAACTATATTATAATACGTCAACAACTATAAGATTTGTACGTGCAGCTCAAAAATTAAAGGCGTATACTGGACCAGTAATAGAATGTAATTTAAAAGGTAGTTATGCTAAGAGAAAATGGTTAAGTATTCAATATTCGAAATGGTTTTTACAAAATAAATTTTTAAAGGATGAATGTGATAAATGGTTACATCAATTAGAAGCTTCTGGTAAGAAGGATGATATGTGTGATGTCATGTTAATGGCAATTAATGGTCATTATGGTATTCCTAAGAAACAAATGACTAATAAAAAAGGTAAATGTATTAAATAATTAACAAATTGTAGTAAAGTCATATGCAAATTTTGTAAAAACATCATATTCTAAACTAAATCTTTTGTATTTTTGTAGATAGTTATTGATTATATAAAATGATGCATTTATTTCAGAGTTGTATTCATACATAAAATATTCGATATCACGTGTATCGTAAATTTTATTATTTTTATATAGGCCAAATTTATTATCGATAATAAAAGACATAATATCAGGAAATCTAGCCTTATCTAAGAAATAAGGAATTCTATCTTGAAGGTCGTAATATAAATCCATTATATAATCAGTCTCTTCTGTAATAAATGAGTCTATTTGGTCATTTTCAAACTCTTCATGAAAGTCTGTATGACTTTCTGTTTCGCTATCCATTTTCGTATTTTTAATATTTCTTTAAATTTTTTAAACCGAGTAATTTTGATTTACTATTTTAAGTATTTTATTTTTAAATTAACATTTTTATTTTAAAAAAATAAATTTATTTTATTACTATATATTAAAACACGATGGACATACTAGAAATGATTCAAAAAAATGACATGCTTAAGGTTATCTTAATTCTTCTTGCAGTCTATTTCTTCATGAAATACTATAACCGTGAAAGTTTAGATAATGTTGAAGCTGAAGCTAAACCCGCCGTTGAAGCTCAGGCTCCTATGGCTCAGCCTGATGTTAAGGCTGTTGCTGCTCCAGTTTTAGCTGAATCAGAACAACAAGCTCAATTAGAACGTGTTGTTGCAGGTCAAACTCAATTAAGTGCCAACGACCTTTTACCTACTTATGATGATGCTAATGAATTCGCTAAACAAAACCCAGTTTCTAAGCTTCTCCAAGAACAAAACTTTTTACAAGCTGGATACCATATGGGTATTAACACTGTTGTACAATCAAACAAGATTCCTTATCTTGACATTCGTTCTTGTCCACCAATTCCAAAAAGTGAAGTTGGACCATTTAACAACAGTTCTTATGAACAACCAGTTGGAGCTAACCGTCGATTCCTTGAAATCGGTAACTAAATATCAACTTATTAAACTTATTAATTTTATATTCATTATAAAATTAAATGTATCTAGATTTTACTGTTTTTTAGGTAAAGCACATGTTTTCGCTTTATCAGAACAAACTGCTCTTAATCCTTCATATTTATCAAGGACTTCTTTAAATGGTGGTGTAGGAATAGTATGAAATGTTTCTTCTTTAAATGCTTGTACATTTTTATAATAATTTTCTTCTGATATACCTCCACTATAAAACATAGCTTTTAGTTTACGTTTTTCGTCTTTGTAACATTTATTTTCTTGACCTATGAGTTTTTTATTGACTTTATCTTTCATTAAATATAACCAATACATTAATTCTATTCTACCTTGTAAATAAGGTTCAATAGGTAATTCTAATAAGAATGTTTTAAATGATTCTCTACAAAAAATACATGGCATAACAATTTGTAAACCTGTTAACATTTGCTTGAATGCATTTTTAACAATAATATGTTCACTATTCGTTGTGTCAATTTTATCAGGATAACGTCCCATAATACTTGTAAATAAAAAGTTCCAAGCAGCTGGACCCCAATGTTTAGTGCTCATACCACTAGTTCCTTTGTATACGGTATAATCAATACCTTCTGGTAATTCTATCATTATAATATACTAATAAAAAATTTTTTAAGAATATCGATGTTTAAAATGACCTAAAGGAAATTTTATTCGTCGAGGATAGGCCATAGCTTCTAATACAATATATGCAGAATCGCTTCTATAAATATACTCTTTAATTTCTCCATAGTATCCTTTATATACATTAAGAGGGCTTCCTTCTAAACGAATAATTTTGACAAAATCACCTCTTTTAAAATTGATTTCAGGAGTATCGTCGTTTATAACTTTGTTAGGTTTTTCAAGTTGTTCAGGATTTTTAAATACTGATTTTAAATCTACTATTTTTTCTTTTTTTATTTTAGGTTCTTTTTCTTTTTTAACTGGTTTAACTTTTTCTTTTTCCTTGTTTGCATCCTTTTCAGGTTCCTTAATCTTCCCCTTTATTTCCTTAATGGTAGGAATTTCTGGATTATTAACTAAAAATTGAGAGAAATCCATAATTTATTTAAAATTAATAGTTTTTTAGTTTTAAATAATGTATTTTACAATTGGATTTATACTATGTGGGTTACTTGTGTTAAATTATAGACAAAATTTTTATAGATTATTGATTAATATAATATTATCATTTGTAAGTGTGTATTTGTCTATAGTAGATAAAATAACTTATATATTGCCAAAATACATATATGTCAAAACTCATGTTCATAGAACAAGAGATTTAGATTATACTATACATGAATATTTAGGTAAACATAATAATAATAAGTATTATAAATTTAAAATTGT